CATACTTACCATCTTTTTCCCGTAAGACTGCTCAACCGCAGTCGCCTCGTAATATGGCATCTGAGGAACTTCAGAATGTTATTAAGAAGCACATTACGAACGTTGAAGCAGATGGGCCAAATTCTGTACGCAAAATTAAAGGTATCTATATAGATGCTGGAATTTTGATGTTACCTCTACACTTTTTCAGGATAGACCCCTGTAAAGAGGAACTTCTCGACAAGCTAGATTTACGCTTGGAGACTGGTGGACAGCGAACGCGAGTAACTGTTTACGAAAAGAGTCTTTATCGAATATCAGGAAAAGATTGTGTTCTCATTCAAGTGCCTAAAGCACCTAAAATGAAAGTATCTTTATCTGGCTATCTTCCCAAGAAAACGGGAGATGGTTCTCATCGTTCTGTGTTATTATACAAAGAGAGCGATAAGGATTTTCAAATGGAAGTTGTTTCTGCAAAGTACGCATCTGATATAGATTGCGGCGGTCATTCCTGTGGTCGTGGTGTTAGTTATGAATCCAAGATCTCCAAAGTGGGATTCTGTGGATCACCTATCATCGCTGATAAGAGAGATGGAGCTATCATTGCCTTTCACATTTCGGGTCTCCAGCATGGATCCATTAAGTATGGATATGCTCAGGAGATTCTGTATTCTGATTATCAAGAAGCTCATGGAAGGTTGAAGACCTCACCTTCCTACATCAAAACTCCCCATTGTGCCGATTTACCATTGGAACGTTATGGTTTACCCTTTATCAAAGGTCCTGGACCTCATCCGAAGACTCGGATCTTTGATGAAGGTGAACTAGATCCTTTTAATGGTATTGAAGTTCTGGGTCATGATCTCGATTTGGTCAAGTACAAAACCAAAGTACACAAATCTGTGATTAGTGACTTGCTAGAAAAGCACACTGGTGTCAAAAATCATTGGAAACCAGCACCCCTACAATGTCCATGGGCTATTCATAACGAAGCCCTCAAGCACGTTGCCCAGGGAGCTAGAGAGATACCCCCCGAGTCCCTTCGATGGGCCGTTGATGACTATAAGTCCGGCCTTATGAAGGTTTTACCTGAACATCTCAGAAAATATCCAAAACTCTGTGTACCCCTATCTGACCTGGAAATGGTCAATGGAGTCCCAGAAGCACTCTACATGAAGAAAATTCATATGGATACAGCCATTGGTCCTACTATGGTTGGTCCTAAAATGTGGAGTTATATTTTTGAGGAACTAGAACCCCGCCCTGATGGATTCAAATTGCATCGCGTATCAGAACAAGGAATGAAACATTACCTTGCTATGGTTGCTTGCATACGATCTGGTAAGAAGTATGGTGTCCTAGCCAAAACGTGTCTGAAAGATGAAGCAATTGATGAAGAGTTAGAAAAAGCTCGCATCTTCTATATCTTAGAAGCTTTATTCGCACTATTGGTACGGAAATACTATCTTCCAATCATTGAATTCTTCTCTCGTTATCCA